AAAAGCATCTTGATTCCATTTAAACCTTAAAGCAACATAAGCAAGACCAGATAGTTTATGATCTGATGTCCAGTTAGTTGTTTCATCAAGCAAAGAAGAAGCTGATTGATTATCTAATCCAAAAAATGATTGAATAGATATTAAACTTTCACCACCTTTATAATAATTAGCATCTCCACTAGATACTCCTCTTATAGTTCCATTAGTTAATGCACCATCAAATGTAACTAGTTTGTCATCAACGTAAACTTCATCTATTGCAGTAATTCCTGCACCACCACCTTCGCATAATACTCCAGCAACATAAAGATATTGATTATCAGCACCAGAACTTTCAACAAATACTCTAGTTAAACCTACTTGTCTTTTACCATAAACAACAGGAATAGGATTGTTATTAGAATCTTTATTTACTAATGTTCCTTTTGCTTCGTCTTGCGAATTAAATCTTGGTGCTTTTGGTTTAGGTGCAATAATATAACTTATTGCAGTAGTTATTATGGTAGTTATAATTGCTGTTACTATTGCTTCACCCATTTATATATGAAACTCCCTTTTGTATTTTTCTGATCTTCTATAAATTTGAAAATCATTATTTGCTCTAATCCATTTAACAGATTCATTAACTTCAATCTTATCTCTAAAATAATCTTTAACCCATTTCATAATTTCTTTAACATGGCTTTTTGCAATTACTTGCATAACCCAAATATTATCTCCACAGTTCCATTCATTAGGTTTTAATCTACCAATAAGTTTAAATCTTTGTTCAACATTATCACTTAAATAAGCCCAGTTGGTAAATCCAACATCTTGATTACCTATTCTGTGAATTTGGTACTGATCTAAGTTTATAGATGGTGTAATCATTTCAGTTAATTGTTTGTAAGTAAATTTATCATATTTAGGAAATTGTCTGTATAAATGTATTATTCTATACAAATCATTCATTATGCTGAACCCCACTTAATCTTTTGTGCTGTCTTACTTGCAAACTCCATACCTTTGTCATTAGGAAAATAAAGTTTCTGTGAGTTCTCAGCAGTTCTTCTTCCTGAAGTCTTTTCAAAGTCTGCCCAATGAGAAGTTATAATTATGTTGATTGAAGATGTTGTAGCATTTTCTTCAAGAGCAAAATTAGATATTCTTCCATCAAATAAAAGAAATGGGTCAGCTATTAATGCCTGACTATCATTTAAAAAACCTCTATAAACTTTTGCAGGTTTGTTCATGTAATTGTTGTTAAGCAATAAAGAAATTATTGTTGTATCTGCACCTGAAAATTTAAGTGTTAATGTATTTACTGAAACATCAGCAGTTTCTTGTACTTCAGAACTTCCTAAGAATAATGATGAAGCTGTGTAAGTATTTCCATCAAAGGTTAAATCTTTATAATGATCTGTGTAATAAGTTCCTGTGCTAATTCCTAGATAAACAAGTTCTACTGGATTGAGTTTATTAGTTGCTATCTCGGCTATAACTCCAGCAGTTAATGATCTTGTCATTACAGTACCTCTATTAAATCAACTTCGTATTGGAAATAGTTTTCTGTACCGATAGTAAATTCTTGAATATCTCCTGTAAGTCCAACTGTAAAATCTACATTGTCATAAATGATTACTGCATTGTCAGCTACGTTTGCTCTTAATGGTGGTTCAAATGTTAATGTTCCTGCACCAGAACCATTAGAATCAACATCAGCTACACACATATAAACTTTTGCTTGACCAGTAAATCTAAAGAAGTCTCCAGCTTTAATTACACCAGTTAAATTGTTTCCCATACCATCTATTGAGCAAGTAGTAACACCAGCACTAATAGCACCATTTAGTGAAATAGTTGTACTTGCAGAACCAAGTGCATCATCAACAGTTGGTGGAGTATATTGGAATGATTCCATTTGTGATCTTTGTTTCATTATAAAAGCAAGTATTGGTGCAAACTCACTTCTAGTCATAACTGGGAATCTAAGTCTTAATCTGAATTTCTGTCCATCAATTTGTCTTGCTTGTCGTCTGCCAGAAGCAGTTGTAGTTACAATAGTGTTTTGATTAGAACTAATAGCTACATCTCTTGGTGCTGGACTTGATGGGAATGTGCCACTCATATTACGTTAGACTTTCCTTTTTGATTAGCACCCTGATTAACTAAGTTAATTATGGTTGCTCTATTATCAATTAATAATTCTTTAATACCTCTAACATCATTTGCTTGAATATTAAATGTTATATTCATTCCACCACCTAATTCATGGTTAGGTACAATAGTTCCATTTGTTGATGGTACAAATAATTCTCTACCTCGTTCTCCTACTGTTATTGGCATACCACCTCTAACAGCACCACCTTCTGCATATAAAGCTGGTGGTGCATCAGGAAATCCAGTTGTACCCCCACCACCAAAAGCACTCATTCCAATATTAAATAAAGTACTTAAAAAACCACCACCACCTGAATCACCACCAAAAGATTGTCTTTGTTTTAATAGTTCATTTTGTTTTGCTATTTCAGATGTGGTTAATACTTGTACTCCATAATTAGCACTATTAATCCCAAATATATCTAATGAAGTTCCTCTAAGTTCTTTTGATTTGTTGTTTGCTTCATCAACTGGCAATCCTAATGCTTCAAATAATTTTTTTAACACATAAGTTCTAATTATAAGTTCTGCTATTGTTGCTATCATATTAATAGCAGTCTCCTGAACAAATTTTCTAAAAGTTTCTTCTAAACCTTTTCCTAATATTATTGATTCTGCTATACCTCTTGAAAATGCTTTAATTCCTTTATCTAAACTTTCTACAACTAATTTAGAAACAGATTCAAGATCAGTAAATGCTTTTTCAAGATTTTTAATACTATCTAAATTTTTTTGTGCTACATTTCCTAATATACCTAAAAAACTTAATTGTTCTTTATTTGATGCTTTTGTAAGATCATATATTTGTTGCCAAGTTTTAGGTATTGAATCTAATAATTGTGAAGTGCCATCTAAGTTTTCATTTAGTTTTTCTGTTTCAACATTAGTATCGCCAAATTTTTTTCTAAATTCTTCAACAGAAGCTACAAATCCTGCAATCAATCCTAATAAAAGAAATAATCTATTTCTACTTGCTTCTTTGTCTAATTTTCTTAAAGTAACTCCTAAAGCTTCAAATGCAGTAACAAGTTCGTAAATATATTGACCAGCTTTTAATCCTACAAAAGAAAAAAATAAATTAACAAATATTTCAAAGTTGTCTTTGACAAAAACTATTGCGTTGCCTAATGCAACAACAGCTTTGCCAAGTATTTCCCCAATATTTTTTGCTAAATCATCTATTGCTTTATTGTTGTTATTTAGGAATATTTCTAAATCACCTAATTCTTTAGTTAATGAATCAAAAAATCCTCGTGCTATTGTTATTTGAAATTGTTTGAATCTATTATCTAAAGCAATTAAAGTACCACCTAAACCATCTTTTAATTCTTGATTTGCTTTACCAAATATTCCATTAGCACCAAAGTTTCTTTCTAATGCTCTACCTACACCTTCAAAAGATTTATCAGCAAATTCACCAAATCCTCTTAATGATTTAATTCCTCTATCTTGAAATAATCTTGCAGAATCTATGCCTTTTAATAAAGCTTTAGCTACTTGATCTGATGCTTCAACAAAACTAATTTTAAAAAAAGCAGATGCGTTACTAGCTATTTCTAAATTTCTAGCTAATTCTTCTGGTGATTTAGAAACTGCAAGTAAATCATTTGATGCTTGAAATACATCTAACAAAGGTATCTTTGCACTAATCGCAAATCTACTTAATTGGTCAAATGCTTGGCTTCCACCAAAACCAGCTTTTGCTAGTTGGTTTAATCTTGAACTTAAATTATCAGCTTCTCTACCAATATTGACTAAAGACCTAACAGCAATACCAGCACCTAAACCTATTAGTGCATTTCTAACATTAAATATTGAGTTCTTAACTTCTGTAAATGCTTTTGTAGCATTATCTATGACATTAAGTTTTATATTTAGTTGCTGATCTGCCATAATTTAGTTTCTCACGTTCTGCCTTCACTTTAAAGTAAGCTATCCAATAATAAAATTCATCTTGTGTAAAACACAAAACTTCTTCCATACTTTTTTTTAATTCCTGACCTAGAGCAAGTATAGAATATAACTCAGAATCAGATCTTACTTTTTTTCAGCTTCCTCGTAAGAAACACCAGCTAACATTTCTGTTGCTACTCTAGCTA